GTGGGCGGCCCCGGTTACCGCCCCAAAAACATAGGACCCGCTCCCGCTGCCGTTGCCGCGAACTCCCTTGTCGAAAACATCCGAAACGTCGCCGTTTTCGGCTGTCAACGTTATCGTCTTCCGCAAGCCGGTGGCCGACAGTGACACATGACCGCCTTCCGGCACTGTCACGTCAACCGCATAGGTGTTGCCGCCAATCTGGAAAGACGGGTTGACGCAAGGGCCGAAAATGACCGCAGTGAACTCAGCGGCCTTGCCGGTCGGATTATTCACCGTCAAGGCGATTTTCGACGGAGCCAAATCGGTCGGCAAGTCCAGTGGAAGGTCAATCTGCGAGCCGGTGCCTGCCGTCATCGGAAAGAAATGCTGCACCGGCAGCGCGCAACGCCAGACGCCATCGCAAAGGACAATCGTGTAATCGACTTGCGCGTATTCCGGCCATGGCACCAGACCGAGAGAAGAACCGACGACATACGCCCGCTGGAACCATTCGCCATCAACGGTCAACGTGCCTGGCGTAACGGCCTGCACGTCCGAATCGAAAGCCGTCTGAGACACGTCCAATCTTGACGGATCCGTGGTGCGGACGGTCATTTTCGCCGTCGAAGCGTTTCTGCTCACCGATTTGATGCCGCGAGTGGCCAGCGTGTACGTCCATGCGTATCCGCGCATTTCCTGCAAATCGGCGACCCACAGACTATCGGTGTTGAGGTCGATGACCGTGCCATCATGCGACGCGTATTCAAGCTCGCGCATATTTGCGGATCAACCTCCCCAAGTCACGGTCGCTGACCGTCGAATCATCGGACGCGGCGCTGATAATCGCGCCAAGATCATTGTGCAGGCTGGTTATCGCCGCCACCACGGAAGCGGTATCAACCTGTACGCTGACCTGATTGCCTGTCATCTGATTGGCTGTGGCAAACACTTCGCGTGGGATGGCGCGCCGGTTCAGCGCGTCCATGAAGTCGACGCCGTAATAGCTGGTGGCGAGCGCGTTTTCGACGTATTCGCCGCGTGCGATGCGGCCGTTGTCGAGGTAGACGCTGTCGCTGGTCGCGGTGCCTGGCGCCCATTTCGGGTCGACGTAGCCGTTGAAGGCGTAGCCTCCGTTGGCGTATCGGAATCGGTCGCCGTCGTAGAGGCCGCCGGTGGCTCCTGTCGGAATGTTGCCTGTGGCGTTTTTCGGACGGTATCCGCTGGATGAGTATGTGCCCCCTGATTCGTCGACGTAGCTTCCGTGGATTTGGAAGTATTTGTCGGCGATCTGGTAGTTGCTCAGGTTGGTGAGCACGCTCATGGCGGGTGAGCCGTCTGCGTTGACGATGAATCCTTTGTCGTTGAGTTTCCATCCTTGGGTTTGGAGGAATTTGTTCATCGCATCGGAATTGTCACCTTTGAGGTAGCCTGTCTTGTCGTCGATTTTGGCTCCGTTCGCGATGGCGAGGGCGATCATGTATTGGTCGCTGTCCAGGGTGAGGGTGCCGGTTTTGGGGTCGATTTTGGCGTTTGTGGCTTGGGCGATTTTCTTCATCAGGTCGGTGTTGTCTCCGCTGATGGTGACGTGTTTGCCGTCCGGTGTTTCTTCGGCGGCGAGTTTGACCTGTTCGAATTTGGCGACGGCGTCGCCGGTGACTGTGACTTCGATGGTTTTCGAGTCGGGGGTGTTCTGCAGGCTGTTGACGAGTTCGTCGACCGCGTCGCGGGTGAGTCCGTAGGCTTGTGCGGCGGCTTCTGCCTCCTCCGGTGTTTTGCCGAGGGATTGCATGAGTTGGGTGAACGCGTCGTGTGCCTTGTCGATGTTCGGGTAGATGTCGTTGAGGCTGTCTCCGTTCTGCGCTTGGGCTTTGGCGCATTTGAGCGCCGCGTCGGCGATGTCGTTCAGGGCGCTTTGGTTCTCGCGTCCGGCTTCCGTGTTCAGGTCGAGGGTTTTGACGTTCTGACTGATGGTGTCGTTCGCCGAGGAGATCTTGTTGGCGAGGTCGACTTGCGCGTCGGACGAGCTGATGGCGAACCCGTAGTAGGTCTGCATCGCGTCGATGACTTCGGACAGCGCGCTGGCGGTGTCGCTGACGGCGTCCGTAGTGGCACCGAACGCTTCGGCGAGGATGTCGTCGGCGCTGGCCGCTTCCTGCGCGTTGTCGGCGGATTGGCTGGCCGCGTCTGCTCCCGACAGGAGCGCTCCTGTCTTGTCGATGCTTGCCTGGGTGGATTCTTTTTCGGCCTTCGCGAGGTTGGCCGCCGAGATTTGGCTTTCCTTGTAGCCGTTTTGGAGCTCAGTGAGGCTGTTGGCCACAACCCTGTACTCGTTGCCGGTAAACAGGCCGCCCTGGTTTGCGAGCTGGGTGCGGTAGGCGTCAAGCTCCTTGTAGACTTCGTTGACGGCGGTCTTCTCGCCTTGGATGGCTTTGATATACGTGCTGTGTTTGATGCCGACCTTGTCGATGGCCTGCCACACGTTGTCGTAGCCGGTGATGAGACGACCGAGCCAGTTGTCGGTGACCCTCGCGCCGGACGAGTCGGACAGCGCCTTCTCGTAGTGTTGCGCGGCGGAGGCCCCCTCCTGCAGGGCGTTCGACAGTTGCGTGGACCGCTCCTGGGCTTTCTGCTGTTCGGAGATGAACGCTCCGAGGACCGTCGTTGCCGCAGTGATCGCGACGCCCCACGGGCCTCCGAGCAGTTCGATGACGCTGCTGCCTGCAGTCTTGAACCCAGCGGTCTTCAAGTCCGCCTTGGACGCGGACGTGCCGAACGCCTCTATCTGTTCGGAAGCGCTCATCGAGGACGCCTTGAACATCTGGAATGCGGTCTGCGCGGAAGCCAGCGCGGTTTTGACTCGTTGGATCGGGTCTATCGCAAGCCCGATGTTGTTGGCCATGATGCTGGTGCTGCCGTTGAGATTACCCGCGGCCTTATGCACCGCGCCGAACACGCCGGCCAATGATGCCATGACCACGATGGTCTGCTGCGCTCCGGACGGCAAACCGGCGAACGCGTCAACCAGCGTATCCAAGCCCTGCACCATCTTGCGCAAAGGCCCCTGAGCGCCCTCGCCAACGGAAATCATCAAGGACTCCATCGAACCGCCAAGATTCTCCAGATCACCCTTGAGATTGTTGTTCTTCGCAGCAGCCTGCTCGGCGGCATAACCGCTTTCGGATACGGCCTTCGTCCACTTGTTGACACCGGACTCGCCCGCCTCATACAGGTAGTTCGCGGCCTTGATGGCATAGCTGCCGAAAATGGTCGCGTTAGCCTGATTGCGCTGCTCGTCAGTCAAGCCCTTCTCGGCCTTCTGCAATTGGCCGGCGAAATTCGCCATGCCGACGAAATGGCCTTGAGCATCATAGGCGCTGATGCCGAGTTCCTTCATCGTATTGGCGGCTTCGGTGGACGGTGCGGCCAGTTTCATCAGCATGCTGTTCAGCTGGGTGCCGGCTTCGGCTCCGATGGTGCCGTTCTGTGCGAACAGGGCAAGAATGCCGGTGGTCTCCTGTACGTTCATGCCGAAACTGTTCGCCTGGGCGCCGCAGTTGTTCAGCGCCTCGCCGAAATCGGAGACATTGCCGACGGCCTTGCCGGCACCAGCCGCCAGGGTATCGGCCACTTGGGAAGCCTGCGAGCCCTTCAGATGGAACATGGAGAGCGCGTTGGCCATGTATTCGGCGGCATCGCCCACGGCCATGCCGTCGGACGCGGCCAGATTCAATGCGCCGGTCAAGCCGCCGGTGAGGATGTCCGTGACGCTCATGCCGGCCTTGCCGAGATCATTGATCGCGTCGGCGGAATCCGAAGCGGAATAGACGGTCGATGCTCCGGCTTCGATGGCGGCGGCACGCAGCTGGTCCAATTGTGCGCCGGTCGCGCCGGTGTTCGCCTGCACGGTGCTCATCTGCTGGTCGAAGTCCGCGGCCATCTTCACCGCAGCCACGCCGAACGCGGCCACGGCCAGCCCTGCGGCGGTCATACCACTGGCGATAAGCGCGGACTTGCGGCCGGTGTTCTCCATGCCCGAAGCAACTGTTCTCGCAGTGCTTCCGGCACGGGTCATCGCAGCCTCATATGAGGCTGTGTCCGCCATCAACCGGATGACGATGTTCTTGTTCTCCGCCAAAGCAGCCTCCAAAAATCAGGTCAAATGCGCCACCAAGGCGTTCGCGGCCGGATTGTCCCTGCCGTTGGCCTCCGTCCACTGTTTCATGGCCTGCTGCATGTGCGCAGTGGCCCAGCAGACGCTGGTTTCGGCATGCAATGTAAGTTCGCTCTTCGGGTCTTGGCAGATCGTGCGAGGCAAACCGCACATGGGGCACAATGACCGTTCGTATTCCGCCAACGAGCGCATCCAATTACGCTCCGTCTCATCCCATTCGACCTCATCGCCCCTGCTCGGACGCCAGCCCATAAAGCGCTTATAGCTGATGCCGAGCTGGCGGCAGATGCGTAGGTCCTCGACTAGTTGCGGAGAACCTTCGAGGCGAGGTCGAATGCCGCTTTTGGGTCCGCTGCGGTGCCGTTCAGTTCGGCGATGGCCCGCCATAGCGGCGTGAACTGGCCATCGGTGAGTTCGTCGAACAGATTGCGCCACGCCTGTTCGGTCTTGTCCTCGTCGGCCCCCGGCTTGCCGCCGATGGTCGCGGAGTCAAGCATGAGAGGCAATGCCGCGGCGGCGGTGCCGAACATGTCGTTCGTGCCGTTCTTATTGCGGTGCGCGGCCAGTGCCTGCGCCCACTTGCTGACCGGCAATGCCCGCAACGTGAGCTTCAATGTCTCCGCATCCGCCTGTTCGCGGAGCTGTTCTATGCGTTTGGCGGTGGCCTTAGCTTGCCGGTTAGTCCAAGCCTCCGTGACCTGTTCGCGCGTGGTCTCCTCGGCCAGCGTATCGCCCAATCTGGCGATGTCCTCGGCGGTCTGCTGGTTGAGGATGATATCGACCTCGCGTGTGCGCCTGGTGACTTTAAGCATATGTGTTCCTTCGCTCTAATATTCATGTTCCTTTGCCGGAAAAGAGAAAAGAGGGTCCCGCACCGGCGAAAGGGATGAAAGTCCGGTGCGGGAAGAATCAATCAGGCGACCTTCACGTTCTCCGCCCAGCCAGGAGCGCGGACGGAGAAATTGACCTTGCTGCGCAGCACGCTGTTCGCGGCGATCGCCATCTTGGCGCTCATGCCGATACGGACCGCGTACACGTTCACAGTGTCGCCGGCGACAAAAGTATGATCCGTCTGCTTGCCGTAGCGTCGCACGAAATATCCCTCCGCGCCCTCGATCAAAGTCTCCATTGCCGCGTTCTGCGTGGAATGCGACGTGTTGGTGTTGTCGATGACCTCGATGCTCGGGCCACTGATCTTCTTGCGTCCGGGATTCTCGTAATCCTGCGCGCTGTTCTCGCGCTGGTCGGAGATGGAATCCTGCGACGGCGAGCACGACCAGCCGCCCAAAGTGACGTAGTTGCTCAGGTCGGTTCCGGCGTTGATCTCTGCAGCGGTCGGCTTCTGGATGTTTTTGATGGACGGCACCCAGATCGTGTTGACCAGACCGTCCGCCGGTGTGGAAGGAACTTCAGTCCCCAGAGTCAAAACCATGACTCCTCCTTAGATATTTGGGGTCACATGCGTGACCAGTTGAATTTGAAAGTCAATAGGCGCACCTGATAGAGCAGGCTCGTATCCTCCGCAGTCAATCCTGCGGCATATGCGCCGGAATCGGAGAACAACGTCAGACAGCCGGTATCGAAACCCTGCGCGACGAACCGTTTTCCAGCCAAGGCTGGAATCATGAGATCATCGGCCAGCACGTTGACGGAATCGGTGCTGGTGCTCACAATGCGCACCAGCAAAGCGCCGATGCCGCAATGCACATGTTGCGTTTCGCCGACGATATGACCGTTAGTCGTGACCGTCTCAATCACCCACGGCGGCTTGTCGGTCGGCTTCGGAGCGGTCTGCCGGTACACGGCCCAGCCCGTCGCTGGCTTCGGGATATGGTCGAGGATCGTGTCGGTCAACGTCATGATCGAGGTCATTCAGACCACCTCCACGGCCGCTTTGGCGACGTGTTCGGCGAGACGCGGCAACTCGTCCTCGCCATGCTCGTAGAATTCGTGCGTTCCACCGCCTTTTGCGGTGCCGAAGAAGGCGATGTTGGCGAGACTGCCGGCGCCGCCCTTCGACGGGCCGATCTCGGCCGTGATGCGTCCGGGCGTCGCCTTCACCTCGTAGGTGATGGGTATGCGCCGGAACGCCTTGTTGCCGGAGCCGGAGAGGTCTTCGCGCAGATCGTTCTTGACGTTCTGCGCGCCTTTCTTCACGGCCATGGTGATGGCCGCGCGTCTGGCCACGCCTTTGGCGAGCAGTCGGTCTCCGAAGGCTGTCAGTTCGGACGCGTCGAACAGACTTGCGACGCTCATGCGTCCTCCTTCACGTTCCACCGGCAGGCCGTAGCCCACGACTTCTCCGACTGGGGGGAAATCATGCGATAGCGACGGCCCACCAGTTCCGGATTCGCCGACTTCGTGACCGTGACCAGATCGCCGTTGCGCAGCATGGTGCCGAAAGGAAAATGCACATACAAAGACCAGACCAACGAGACGGCGCCCATGGCTTGGGCCGCGCTGCCTTCGGTCTGCTCGCTGGCGAGGCCGCCGCTGGTCTGCACCTTGCAGCTGCCTTCGTACACCTGTTCCTTGCCGGTGTTCGGCAGTCCCGTGTCCGGATCCGTTGTGGTGGCTCCGGGGCGGGTGACGACGCACTGGTCGGTCATGAGACTTTCGGCCATCTGGCGCAGTTTCGGAAGGGCTCCGATGAGAGGTGCCATGCTTGGCATGTCAACCTCCTCAGTAGTCGTAGGGGTAGTGCGGCAGCGGGATGACCACTGGTTCCGGAGCGATGACCGCCGTGGCAAGATCGCTGCTGACACGTTTCAGCAGCATGTCCCATTCCTCGTCGAGGATGGAGATCTCGCCGCGACTGCGCGAGCTGTCGATGCTGGTCTGCATGTTACCGTCGTCGATCTGCAGCATGGTGCTGCTCACGCCCTCAGGGTTGAGCGCCTTGCGTGCGACGGCGGCGGATTCCACCTCGATGACGGTCTCCAGATATCTCTCGTCCCTGCACCATTCGTCCAGCACTGGGATGCGGTTGCGGATCATCATTTCGGCGCGGCGGAGCCATTTCCCGATCTGCTTGCCTTCGGTGCTGTCGAAGGCGATGTCGCGGCCGAGTTCAACCGCGACATCGTCGATTTGCGCCCAGGTCATGGAATCACTTCGCGATGATACCGGCGTTGCGCAGGCTGGCCAGCAAGGCGTTGATGGTGGCCATCTCCTGACCTGTGGTGGCGTCCCTCACCGCAGCAGCCTGCTTGGCGGGCATGTCGGACAGCACCGTATCGAGCGGCTTAGCTGCGCCGCCCGGCTGCGGCACATACACCGCGCTTGCCGGGATCACGTTCTCGCGGCGTCCGTTCTTGGTCTCCTTCATCATTCACCATCCTTCTCACTGGTCTTCTTCTTCGGCTTCGCGGCGTCGGCGACCGTGTTCGGTTCGTCGGCCTGCACCTCGGCCACTGTGTAGCCGTGGCGCTGGAAATAGTCGGACGGCTCCATATCGGTCTCGCCGACGCCGCCGACGAAGGTCACGCCGGCGGTGACGCCGTTGTACTCGTTATTCGGGGCTTCGATTCGCCACATCATGATCACCTGACCTTGATCTTACGGAGCACGCCCGCGGCCTTGGTGGCCTTCAATGCGACGCCGACTGGACCGAGCTCGACCTCGCCGCGATGCACTGCGCCCGGCTGGGTGAAGTCAGGCAGCCAGGTCTTCACGAGGGTGCCGTCGGTGGTGGTGATGCCGCAGAAGCCGTCCAAGCCGACGCGGTACGCGTACAGGCTGGTGGTGCCGTCTGCGGCGATGGGGATGATCGGATCGTTGCTGCCGGCCTTCTCGCCGGCGTCGGCGAAGAGGATGCCGCCATAGGATTCGCGGCTGATCGGACGGCCGTTCGCGTTGACGAGACCATCGATCGGCTCGCGCACGTACATGCTGGTGCGGCGCACCATGGCACGGACGCGTGCAAGGGCCTTCTTGTTGCCGACCACGATGGTCGGCGTGCCGTCGAGCAGGTCGAGGAACTCGTCGAGTGTGTCGATGGCCTTGTTGCCCTTCTCTCCTTCGAGGTCGGTCCAGTCGTAGGTGCCGGAGGCGGGCTTCAGCTCGGTGCTTGAGCCAGTGAGCGCCTTGTCCAGGCCGTCGAAGGCCTTATCGTTCACACCGGTATCGCCGTTGATGACGGTATCCTGGAACAGGGTTATCGCGGCCTTCACCTTGTCGTTGATGTTGCGTGTCACCTCGTCGGATCCCTTCGGACCGATGTTCGCGAGGATTCGGTCGATCTCGAAGGCGCCGCCGAGTACGGCGAGTGTGGTGCTGTACTTCTTGGTCGTGGTGGTGCTCGGCGAGTATTCCGTGTTGATGGCGCGGAATTCGGCGGTGGGTTGGGTCTCCTGTCGACGGTAGGAGTAGTCGAGCGTCGCGCCGCCTCCGGCGGGGTTCACGGCATCATCGAAGATGAGGGAATCGAGGATGACGCTGGACTTTCGGAATTCGTCGATGACGAAAGGGTCGTAGTCTTCGAGGGCGTTGTTCTTCGCCTCTGCGAGAGTGACAGCCATAAGGTTGTCTCCTTCCTAAAAAATCGGTTACTTGTAATATGCGGAAATCGCTTCGGAGAGACTGTGCGGCTTCGGGTCGCCGCCCTTGCCCTGACTCGGGTCGGGCTTGACGTTCGTGTTGTTCTGCACGCTGACGAGCTTCAGCAGGCTGTCCGCGTCGGATTCCAGCTCTTCGCGAGTGGATCCCTGCAGTCGTTCCGCCAATGCCTTCGGCAATTGCTTGTCGACGGCGACCTCGTATCGCAGTGCCTTCGCGGCATTGCTGGTGTTGGACTTCTCCAGGCTGGCGATCCTCTCGCTGGCCTTTTCCGCGTCGGTCTTGTCGCGATCCTCGAACTCTTTGATTCTGGCGTTCGCGGCGGCGAGCTGTTCGCGCAGCGACTTGTTGGCCCGGCGTTCGTTCTCGAGCGCGGTCAGGCCGTGTTCGCCGAGCTTCTCGTCGCCTTCGCCGCCGGTATTCGCCTGCGGGTCGGATTGCGGCGGCTCCGATTGCGGCGGCTCCGATTGCGGCGGCTCTCCGCCGCCCGGTTCGGCACCGGTCTCGATGGTGCGGATGCGGATGAGATTCCACCATTTCCTATGCATTGTTTTCTCCTTGTGGTTTCCTTGGCCGGCACATCGCGTGCCGGCGCCGACACCATCGCGATGCCGGTGAAAAAATTCGATCTCGGCTAGAGGATCCAGCCGTACTTGTAGAGCATGCTCAAAGCCTTCGCATGATCGTCGCCGCAGCGTGCGTAAATCGTCTCTGGCATGAGACGCGGCCTGTCGATCTTCGTGTACCGGCCGCCGTTCTTGACGAATTCCCTGGCATACCCGGAGTCGATCATGCGTGATGCGGCGAGGCCGTGGCGCGTGGTGCCCTCGGTCGTGTACTTGATGTTCCGCCCGTCGATCTGGGCGGTGCGGATGCCACGTTGGGCGTTAACCAGCTGGTTGAGGTCGGCTCCGTCCGTGTAGGCTCGGGCGTTGGCCCTTCCACCAAGGACTTTGGCGAGCTGGCCTTCGTCCAGTGAATCAAGGTATTCGTTCGGACTGGTGCATGCGTTTGCCGGTGCTTTCAGGCCGGTGTAGACGGCGATGCAGTCGCAGCGCGGATGCCTTTCGAAAGGCGTCTTGCCGCATGGCTGTCCGGCGAGGATGACGCATCTGCCGCAGCTTGGCGGTGTCAGGCCGCGCACGTAGGTGGATTGGTAGCAGATGCCGCGGGCGGTCATGCTCGTGGCCGACCGGTGAGTGTCCGCCAGCATGGTGCGCGTCCTGAGCACCAGGGTCACGCCTATGCGGTCCATGGCCACGTCCACCGGTGCGCCGTTCACTACGGCCTTCTTGCCGACGGTGACCGCAGTCCACATCGTGTCCACGGTGTTCATGCCGTTGCCGTTCACGCCGACCCACTGCCATGGATCCGGCCTGTACTCCGGGTGCGCCGCCAGCACTCCGAATGATTCCATGATCTTCGGCGTCGATGCGATCGCGTCGGCGGCGGTGTGGTATTGCGCCGTGTCCAATACTCGGAAAAGTTCAGGCATCATGTCCGCGAAGGCGGCGTCGAAGTCTGGTTGCGCGTGCTTATGCCACAGTCTGAGCACCGTCGCGGCCAGCCGGTTGCTTCGGCTGCGCAGCAGACGGTTCTGCGCCGTCGCCTCCTGCGGAAGCGTCTGCCCAGCCATCGTCGCCGCCATAGTCCACGTCCTTCATGAATTGGCCATAGGATTCGCTGATCTGCTTGGCGAAGTACTCGCGCTCCTTGTCCTTGCGGGCCTCGCTCCAGCCAAGCTCGTCCCATGCCCCCTCGCGGGAAAGGATGCCGGACGCCATGAGCTTCGTGATCGCATCAGCACGCTGAGCGTAGGTAGGCGTGTTCGGATCCTCCCAGTCGCAGCGCACCAGGTTCGCGTTAATGTCGTCGCTGGTGGCGAGCTTGTGCGCCACGGCCATGACCTGCGACCACGCATCGCCGTCGACGGCGTTCTTCAGCTCGACGTTCTTCACCAGTCTCAGCTCGTCGGCGCGGATGGCTCCCTCGGCTGCTGGATTGGCGGTGTTCATTCCGAAATAACGCATCGGAAGACCGGTGATGGCGCTCATCTGCTCGCTCAGCAGGTCGATGACCGTCTTGAAGTTCGACAGGTCGGATGCCGTGAACTGGCCGAATTTCGCGTTTGCGTTCTTGGAGGTGAGCATCGAGTTGAAATAGGTCTTTATCGCCGATGCCGGCTGTCCGGTCTTCGCGTCGATGAAGTCGTTGTGTGTGACGCCGATCGCCCATTTGCCTGGCACCGCGTGAGTTTCCATGGCGATCTGCAGGTCGAGGATGGCGCGTGCGGCCATGTCTGTCGGCCGCACCACGTCGGCCATCTCACTCTCGCCAAGGAAGTCGCCGGCGCGCGGACGGTTGAGGAACTGCACAACAGGGACGACGCCGAGGTGGTGGTCGTCGCGGCCGGTCATGACCCACTTGCCGTGCTGTTTCTCCAGCCAGAGCGTGTATTCGGGCGTGTACAGTGTCGCGTAGTCCGGCGTCCCGTTCTCCCAAGGGTCGAAATAGACGCGGAGTGCCGATTCGACGGTTCTCGTGCGCGGATCGATGCGCGCGATCATGTTCCTGGATGATTCGACGGTGATCAGTGGATGCCGTCTGTCCTTCGGATTCGCGCCGACGCATACGAAGCCGTGGCCCTGCACGCGTGTCTCTGTGTGCAAAAGCACCTGCTGCGATTCCATGTTGTTGTATTCCCAAAGGTCGCGCAGCTCGTTTGACACCTTGTCGTCATTCGGTACGGAGAAGGATTTGACCTGCTGGCGCTGTACGACGCTATCGACCACGATGCGCGGCCAATTCAGCGGAAAAACGAACGAGCGGAGTTCGGCTGGCACGGCGATGCCGATGCTCTGGATGACCTGCCGTCCGCGATAGTAATCATCCCACTGCCTATGGGGCTTGCGCAGTCGTGCAAGCCGGTAGGTGAGGCTCCTGATGAGCTTCGCGTCATCGTCGGAAAGCCTCGATGCCTGTATCAGCTCCACAACAGCCTCCTTACCAGCCGTACACCATGACCGGTGAGCCGCCTGCGTTCCAGCCGAGCGCCCTCATGTCGGACGCCGCCTCGTGTGCGAGGATGTCGGCCATGGTTATGTCGATTTTCTGGTTTTCGCTCGGCTTGCCGAGCACGTACTTGTCGCCTGGCTTGGCGATCCGTCGCGCCGCCATCATGTGCAGTTTCGCGACCGGGTCGTCGCTGTGGGTGGTGGTGCCGTCGGTGGTGTCGGTCATGAAACGGGTGAGCGCATCGTACATGCGGCCGGTACGGTTCGTTGGCCACTGCACCACCACATCCTCGCCGAAACGAACACTCCAATCATCGATAAGCGACTCCCACAAATGAGGGTCGCAGTAGAATCGCTTGACCTTGAAATGATTGAACAGGTCGGAAACGGCGGCATCGACCTCGCTGCGTGGAATACGTCCCTCCCATTCGACCGGATTCCAATACGTCGGCCGCCTGTCCACGCCGTAGACGGGTGTGAACCGGTAGCCGCCCACGGTCTCGGCGCGAATCGCCGACCAGTCGCCGGACTGGGAACCGTCGAAGCCGAGGCATATCTCGGTATCGTCGGCCGGATACGGGCGCTCGTCGATGCCGTCATCGTAGAGGGCTTCGGGCATGTAGGAGCCGAGGCCCTGCACGAGCTCGCAGCCGAAGAAACGGCGCGCCTGCGCCGGGTCACGCGGCAACAGCTCCTCGCATGTCGCCTCAATCGCGTCCAGGTTCACCCACGGCGAACCCCTGTACACGAATTCGAGAATCTTCCGCCGATCATCCTTGTCGGTGAAATCGAGTTTCGGATCATGCCGGGGGAAGAACTTCATGATGTCCGTCGCCGGCGACTCGTAGGTTGCCTGCCCGAAGCTCGCGTCCATGGGGTCCCACGGGTTCGTGAGCTCCAGCATGCGCCCGTCCATGCCGGTGACGCCACGGAGCACGGTGTCTGCGACCTCGAACATGCCGGAGCGCTTCGTGTACACGCCGGACTCGTCGCACAGGGCGAAGTTCACGGGATTGCCCAGCTTCGAACGGGCGGAGGCAGTCACGGGGTCGATGCGCCCGCCGTTGGGCAGGCGGATGAAGCCCTCGCGCACCTTCATCAGGTCGTCCAGATGGCCGTTGCGCACCATGGTCTGCAAAGGCCGGTACACGTTCGCGGTCTGCTCCTCGCTGTTGGCGAGCAGCTGCACCAACGCGGTGCGCCTGGGCATGCCCATCGGATCTCCCGGACGGTACTCGTAGGAGAAGCCGCACCCACATCCCCAGTCCTCGCAGCGGAACTCCTCGCCGCCTTCGGCCCAGCCGCAAAACACGCAGGGGCCCACGGCCTCGAAACAGGCCACGGCAGCGCCGAACGGCGACTTACCAAGCTTCTGGCCGCCGACGATCTGGCCGCGACGCCATTGGAACGCGCCGCCCTGCAACGGGCGCGACGCATTGAACCGCGTACCGGCCTTGACGGTGTAGAAGTCCACCGCGTTCGCCAACTGCCAGCCCACGAGGCTGAACGGCTTGTTGAGGTCATAGCCGGAAGGCACCACGCAGTGGGCGCGAGTCCATGCGGCCATCAGGAAGCCCAGCGAGGCTGGAGGCTGCCTACGTTCCGCCATACGACACCTCGCTTATTCCTGCATCGACTGCCATTCGTCGCGCGGATCAGGGAAATCGACTATCTTCGCGCTCTTCCTATGCGGCTGGGGTTTCTCGTCGGCCACGATGCGCCAACCGTTCAGCCGCAGCCCCTGAGGGGTGAGCCCGATGGAATCCGCGTAGCGGCACAGGGTCGTCCGGTCGGCGGCCTTCGCGTCGGAAGACTCGCACAGCACGTACTGGCGGACGTAGAGGGCCACCATGTGCTGCAGGTACTTGTACTGCGGGCGGCTCCACGCATACCCCTGCGGGTAGCGCCACAATTCGTTCCACACGTCACGCTCGCGCTCGTTCCACTGCGCCGAAGCCGCGTCGTCGGGCTCGCGATGGAAGCCGTCATCGTCCTTGAACGTGAACCAGACGACGTACCGCGGCAGCGGGAACTTCGGGTGAGGCCGCCTGTAGCCGTTCGCGGGCAGAGCGAACAGGCCGGCGGCGCGCTGCTGGAACGCCTCGGACGAAGGGTCGGGCATCCTGCCCGCCTTCGCGCGGGCACCACCGCTGGGCATGGCCAATCACCTCTTCCTTCGACGTGTAGGCAGCGGCGTCACGCCCATATTTCTCACTACGTCCCGCTCGTTCGGCTCCTGTTGGAGCGTAAACAGACGGTCGCGGGCCGCCCTCATCTGTCCTGTTCCGCGTAGTATCTACGATTCGCCGCCTCCCAAACCTCTTGGCTGCGGTTCGGGGAGGGTCGGTCCTTGTCTCGGGCCAATCTCTGTCTGAAATGTTTGAAACGCAAAAACTTGCGAGTCCCCTCACCGGCGGTCTTGGCGGGGTTCGGCGGGGTTCCATCCCCACCCCGTCGCCGTTAGTTTTCCGGCGGGGGTGTTGGTTCCTGTTTGTTCCAGTGTTCGCGCATGCGGTTGCTGTTGGCTGCTCCCGCTTTGCGGTTGCAGCTCGCGTGTTCGGGTCCGTTGTATCCGTCGCGCCGGTCGTTATGCCCGAGGTCCCATGCTTGGCCGCGGGTGACGGGCAGGTGGCAGCGGGGGCAGAGTGGCTGTTTGTGTTCAATTAGTTGTTGCGGGTTTAGTCACGATGATTTTTCGGGTTTAGGCAGAGCATGCCGACC